TATCGTGCGAAGCTCGCCTACCTCTGCTATGAACGTGCCCGAGTTTAAAAACCTGTAAGGTGTATCTACCTTAGGAAACTGTTCTGCAATGCTTGGGTCAGGCCAACACGTGGCTTCTGCAGAGAATACAATCTTTTTACCAAAACTTTCATACCTTTCTTTTATAGTATTTAAGTTATCTGCATAGAAAACGTCGTACGCATCTGTGAAGAGTATGGTATCCGTGTCCGTGTATGTAGACAAATGTTCTTTTAGTATGTTTACCTTCATACCACCGCCTGGGCCCGTCATGTCCGTACCTTTCCAATCAACACCAAAGCCCCAGTTGTTGATTGCTATGTTATGTTTAGCGGCAGACTGGTACAACTTTTTCATTTTGTTTATATCTGTACCTATAGTAACTACGTGCATCATACTTTTTCTCCTAATATCAGAAGCTAGTATATCAACACTAGCTTGGTTACAGGCATCTTTCTGTAAAGCTACAGGTATAAATTTACCAGACTGTATAAGTTCTGGTAGGTATTCGTCTACAGGTATGATGCCCTCCATAATATCTGTAGATAAAAGCTTCTTAGCTCCTTTAGGTGACAACACATAAGCTGTCATGTTGTAAGGGTACCAAGGTCTTTCTAGTTTATCGTCTATATAAACCGTTTTATCAGGTTCATTTTCGTTACGTTGTAAGTAAACAAAGTCCCAGTAGTTGCTTAAGTATTCGTAATATTCTTCGTCCCACGTATCATTAATAATTGCGTCGTCTTCCATTATTATGACGCTTTCTTGTTTATCTAAACAATAAAACCAAGCTTTTCTATGCGACAAAAAACAGGCTTTCTCTGCGTCTGTCATAGGTCTATTAAGAAAAGGGTCTACCCAACCTTCTCTAACAGGATACATAGATAAATTTTCTGACTCAGCATCTATTGCTTTTATAAACTTTACTTCCGATAGTTTATTTTTTTCAAGAAAATGTTCTTTTCTATCTGTTCTTCTTTCTAAGTTTATTACAAGTTTTATCATCTAAACTTTGGCCCTTCTATCCAAGCAACCAAAGACTTACGTGTACCTTTTGTTACAGGTTTTACTGTATGCCTAAGAAAAGAAGGAAAACAAAGCACTGTGCCACGTTGTTTTAGGTCTATTGGATTGGGTTGTTCGTATTGGTTTTCTAGTAAAAACTCTCCACCCTCATAGTCTGCAGGATCGCTTAGTTGAATAATTGCACTTATCTTTCTGTCGTATGTGTTTTCTCCTGCCCAAAAGGTATCGTAGTGCCAGTTGTAGAATCCTTCGTCTGTGCCTTTGTATATAGTGTATTGCACATCTGCTAAGTAGTTAATATCAAAACCAAAAGCATTTCTATTAGCCACAGTTGCATAGCCATAGATTAATTCTTTTATCCACTCTATGCCTCCAGCCCAACGTATCTCAGACCTTCTAACGTTATTATCTACTGAAGTTTCAGATTGTCCACCTACTGTAGCCTCCATAGGCGGTAGTTGTTCACACTCTTGTATAATTTTATTGCATGTTGTGCGACTAATGTCTCTAGCCCACATTTGCCATATTGAATTCATAACACCTCCTGTGTTTAAACTTGCTTAAGTCTTTTGCCTATTAGCTGTCTATCAGCAGCTATCTCTTCCATGCTCCTAATCATATTATAGTCTACAGATGAAATAGTTCTAGGGTTATCTATAGATGCTTGATAATCTCTTAAAGAACTGCTTACTGCTTCCATACGACCTATAACACCAGAATCTTTACCGCCAGAGTCTCTTATACCTCTAACCTTTTTATACTCATCATTGTTTAAAAACTCATCAGCTGCTTCGGCATACCTACCTGAGTTTATTAAAGATACTGTGTTGGGGCTTTGACGTACTGAACCTCTGTAGTACTCACTAAATAAGTTGATTTGCAAGTCTTCTGGCATGTTAGAAAAATCAGGTATGAGTTTTTGTATCTCTGCTAATCTAACATCTACGTCGTTATTTAAGAATTGTTCTGCTTGTTCTTTTGTGATTGTTTTGTCTGGGTCTACCATTTTTCCATAGCGCCCATAACCTACAGTATAAAATTCTTCACCTTCACGTTGGTAAGGTGTTAACTCTAATCCTTCTTCTTCTCGTATGTTGCTTAGTATTTTACTTCTTGTGTCCGGACTCATCTAACTCTTTTATTGCCTCTATAATTAATGGTATAAGTTTGTCGTACCAAATAGTTAGGTACTGCTCATCTATTGGAGCTTCCGTAACAACTTCTGGCAGGACTTTTTGCACTTCTTGGGCACTTAGTCCTACTTGCAGATCATCATTGTTATACCCAAGCTTTTTAGCTGTTTCGTTTTCTACGTAATAGTAACCGTTTAGTTGTTTTATTTTATCTAATGCACTGCCTATCTTGCCTTTAAATTCTTTTAATCTTGCATCTGAGTAGTAAGCAGTAATATTGTTAGTAGCTCTGATTTGACCAGATGTACCACTGGCAGCTGTTGCTACACCTAAACTATTTATTTGTGTGTTAGAACTTGTAGATACTCCAGGTCCTGTAGGTCCAGTAGGTCCAGTTGGTCCAGTTGGTCCGGTAGGCCCTGTGCCACCTGAAGGTCCTGTTCCACCACTAGGTCCTGTGGGTCCGCCAGCTCCTTTTTGTCCTTTTTGTCCCTTAGCCCCTGTACCACCGGTTGGCCCTGTTCCACCACTAGGCCCTGTAGGACCAGTAGGTCCTGTGCCTCCGCCGGGTCCTGTAGCACCAGTTTGTCCCTTTTGTCCTTTTTGCCCTGTAGGCCCCGTAGGTCCAGTACCGCCTGAAGGCCCTGTACCACCAGTTTGTCCTTTTTGCCCCTTTTGCCCGGTAGGCCCTGTACCACCAGTAGGCCCCGTACCACCAGTAGGTCCTGTACCACCGGTAGCGCCTTTTTGTCCTTTTTGTCCTTTTTGTCCTTTAGACCCAGTTGGCCCCGTGCCACCAGTTGGCCCCGTGCCACCAGTTGGCCCGGTCGGTCCTGTGCCACCCGTAGAACCTACCTCACCTTTTTGTCCTTTAGACCCATTACTACCATTGCTACCTGCTGGCCCTGTGCTTCCTGTAGGTCCTGTTGGGCCAGTAGGACCCGTACCACCAGTTGCGCCTGTAGCACCCTTTTGTCCTTTTTGTCCTTTAGAACCCGTAGGTCCTGCAGGTCCTGTTGATCCTGTTGGCCCAGTGTTACCTGTAGGCCCTGTTGATCCAGTAGGTCCTGTGCTACCTACCTCACCTTTTTGTCCTTTTGACCCGTTACTACCTGATGGTCCTGTAGGTCCTGTTGGCCCTGTAGCACCGTCATCTCCATCACCACCGGCTGGCCCTGTTGGTCCTGTAGGCCCTGTTGAACCCACTTCACCCTTTTGTCCTTTAGAACCCGTAGGTCCTGTGCCACCTGTAGAGCCTGTCGGTCCTGCAGGTCCTGTTGGTCCTGTGCCACCTGTAGAGCCAACTTCACCTTTTTGTCCTTTAGAACCCGTTGACCCTGTAGGCCCCGTAGGTCCAGTCGGCCCCGTAGGTCCTGTATTTCCCGTGTTACCCGTAGGCCCGGTAGGACCTGTGGCGCCCGTAGGTCCTTGTATAGAACCACCACTTGTAAAACTAGAACCTGCGTAAATGTGTAAACTGTCGTCCGCTTGTACTATATATGCATCACCTTGACTTGGGGTTGGAGATGTAGGCAAAGCACCTGTATTAGCTACTTGTCCTTTAAATGTTATACCAGTACCTGTTGAACCTGTCGGGCCAGTAGGCCCAGTAGGTCCCGTGCCACCCGTCGGGCCGGTAGGGCCAGTAGAGCCCGTAGCACCTATTTCACCTTTTTGACCTTTAGACCCGTCGCTACCGTCACCACCAGTAGGACCCGTAGGACCTGTAGGACCCGTAGGACCTGTAGAACCTGTTGATCCAACCTCGCCTTTTTGTCCCTTAGAACCAGTAGGACCAGTAGGACCAGTAGGACCTGTGCCGCCTGTAGCACCTATTTCACCTTTTTGCCCCTTAGAACCAGTTGGCCCCGTGCCACCTGCTGGGCCAGTAGGGCCAGTAGAGCCCGTATTACCTGTTACTCCGACTTCACCTTTTTGTCCTTTAGAACCTGTCGGGCCAGTAGGACCTGTCGGGCCTGTGCTTCCACCGGGACCTGTAGCCCCTACTTCACCTTTTTGTCCTTTACTACCGTCAGACCCATCGTCACCTGCAGCGCCTGTCGGGCCAGTAGGACCTGTCGGGCCAGTAGGACCTGCACTTCCTACCTCACCTTTTTGTCCTTTAGAACCTGCTGACCCACTAGGACCGCTAGGTCCGCTAGGGCCACTAGGTCCTGTAGGACCTGTATTACCAGTGGGACCAGTTCCACCTACCTCACCTTTTTGTCCTTTAATACCACCAGTAGGACCTTGCCATGCCCCTGAGCTATCTATAACTTCAGAGCCACTTATTTTTACACCAGTTATGTCAATGACACCTGTTTGTGAATTACCATCGAATTGTGGGAATGTTTCTAGAATTTTAGCTGTGACACGAAGGTCACAAGCATCACCTACGGAGAATGCACGCGCAGAGGTTCCGTCCTGTGCACGAACGACAGTAAGTGTGTTACTGTTTACTGCAGTAACTTTTACTATTTCTCTGTTTGTCCCGTCGTCAAACGTGACAAAAAACGACTCTCCGCTACTTAAAGAAGGAAAGACAGACCCATCTGCAACATTAATAGATGTAGCACTTGAGTTTATACTTCCCGCTAGGGTTGTAGTCGCATTGTTCTTAAAAACAATAGCCAACTTAAACCTCCTTTAATTTACGAAACTGTTACTGTCCAAGTAATTGTCATTGCGTCTGAAGCACCTTTGTTAACTACTGAAAAAACAGTTCTACATAACATTGTGCCGCCAGAAGAAGCATTAAAAATACCTGCTTCTGTTATAGCGCCTGTACCAGTACCAGCTGCAAAAGTATCAACATATACAATCTCGTTATCTGTAACGGTTGAAGATGTCAACGCAGTTCTAGCTTGCTCACTACCTAAAGCAGTATTACCTGCTGCGGCAGCTGCAGTACCAGTACCAATAGCCATATGAGACATAACTGTAGAGTTATTCTTTATACGGTCTGCTACGTAGTTTTTTCCCGCAGTAACAACTAAGTTAGGAACTTCTTGGACCACTTCATCATTAATGGCAATCGAAAGTTTACCTGTTAATTTTAAGCCGTCATTTAACATAATTTCTCCTAGTTAAGTGTATTACTATTTAAAGCCGAAGCATTCAGGGCGCTCAGTCTATTGGCAGTTAGAATGGCTATCGACTCTGTTATTGTAGCACTATCTTGTGCTGATTTACCAAGACTATGTGTAAGAGCCTCAGAAATATTAAGTGAGTCAGACTTAGCAAACGCACTAGCGATTGCTTCTGCATCAGTAAAACTAATGCTATCCGACTTACCTAAACCGGTAGAAAAGGCAGGTGCCTCTGTAATAAAGACTTCTTCAT